CCTCCTTCTGTGCTATGCGCTCCAGCAACGCCTCATAGCTCTTGCGGTACTGCTTCAGCAGCCGTTCCTGCACGGTCATGCCTCATCGCCCTCGTTTCCTTCATCACCTCCGCTGCCGGGCATGCCGGTTTCCATCGCGGCGGGCAGCGCCTCCGCCGATTCGTCCCGTATCCTGTCCAGCTCCTCCTGCGCCTGGTCCTCAGTCATGCTGTTGGCCTGCATGATGGACCGCAGTTGGCTCATGGTGGGCTTGCCGCCGTTCTGCAATTGGATGGTCTGCTGGTCTTCAAGCTCATCGTTCGGCAAGCCGTCGAACCAGTTGATGCTGATATCCTCCGGGAGCACAGCGGCACTCCTGGTATCCAGGACGGTACAGGCCGCTACAGCTTCTTTCAACGCCGGCGTAATGTTGGCCGCGATGCGCGCCACCTTGGCCAGCGGGTTGATCATCCGCAGCTTGAGCGCCCGTGCGCTCTCGACCCCGCCCATATGGTCCGGGTCGCCCAGCAGCGTCCCGCCCAGCTCGGACAGCGCGTACAGTTGCTCGTGGAGCATTTTCAACTGCTCGAAGGCTGCCGCCATCTGTCCATCCCACGTCAGGTACCCGACCTCCGGGTCGTCCCGGTGCCCGCGGATAAAATAGTTTCCGGCACGCACAGTAAAATTGCCCTGCTCGTCCTCTTCAAGGGCACTCTCCGGCCCCTGCATGGACGGCGCCGCGTGCTTGTCGAGGATACGGCTGATCTGTCCGACGCGCACCATGATCTCGCTGATGATGCTGTCAACCACGACGTAATCGTCGTACCCATAGATGCTGTCCGACGTCAGCACGCCCCTCAGCGGGAATACCGCAAACCCGGGCAGACCGGTGGCTATGGTCTTCGATACCTGCAGCATGTCCCCGATGGTGCCGTTGGCCAGCGCGTGCACCCGATACTCGTACCGCCCGGGATAGTGGATCTGTATGTGCAGCTTGTGAGTGTTCGACGCTTTCAGCTCCTCCTCCCAGGCGATGACGTGCTCGGTGAACTCCTGCATATCGACCGGATTTACAACCGGAAACCAGGTGCCGGGCTGGCCAATGCCGATTCGGCCGTTACCCTCCACGTCTCGCCGGACGGTGAGCAGTGCATCGCCGTAGCGCGACAGGTCGATTGCAGCCTGGTAAAGGATCCCCTGAAAGTTGCATACGGTCAATAGAGCATGAAGCGCTTTAGTGTTGGTCTCGTTCCCCGTCTTTATCTCCGGAGGCTCGCTGACAAGAAGGTCTGCGGTCTTCAGGCTGATAAGGCGCTGGTAATTGGGTACCACGGCATACCCGATGATGTCACCGAAGTTCCCGACCTCGCGTTGTATGCGCTCAAGCTGCTCCTTGTACACCTCGGCATGCTCCCCGACAAAAAGCCGCCGGTGCGCATCGTAACGCTCCAGGCGGCTTGCCTCTTCCGGGGGCGGCCATTTGGCCCCCGGCTGTATGAAATCCAGGTTGGTAAGCATTTACCACACTCCTTTTGCCTGCACGAACCGCGCAGTGGCCTTGCGCATCGGCTCCAGCCCGTACCGCGCGCTGTCGATGTGGTGGTTGAACGCGTCGATCGGCTCGTTGATGTATTCGCCTGTCTTTTTGTCCTTCTCCCAAGTATAGTTTTCGAACTCCTCGATGGTGTGCACGCAGCGCTCGTCGATGATGATCTCGTGCCGGCCGATGAAGTCCAGGCCGTTGATTACGCTGTCCGGTCCCTTCTGCGCCGGAACGAGGCGGCGCAGGCCCATACGCCGCAGCTCATCAATACTTTTAGGCTCAGCGGAATCCGCTATGATCTGCTCTTTGGAAAGCCCCAGGCTGCACACGGCCTTGTATATCTCCTCGTTGTTCATGCCTTTGCGGTTGTACTCGCCGGTGAAATAGATGCGCTTGTTCGTGCGGTCGTACCTCCCCCATGTGATGGCGGTCGGGTCGTTGGCGTACCCGAAATCCAGCCCGGTCCATTGCGGGAGCCCACGGACTTCCTCTGGGCTGACCAAACGTACCGTCTTGATGGGGAACACAAGCTTATCCAGCGTCGCGAACTCACCCAAGGCGTAGATGCGGTAATATGCCGGGTTAGTGTTCTTCAGGTGCTCCAACTCCTGGACGTACTCGGGCGGCAAATGCTCGTTGTCGGTGTACGTGCTGTGCGATACTATGGTATCCGGCTGTTCGTTCAGAAAGAAATACTCATAGACCCAGTTAGCCTTGCTTACCGGGTTGAACATCATATGTATCTGGTTGTTTGGGCGGTTGGACCGGAGGCGCAGGTTCAACTGAGTAAAATCGTCCTGTGTCAGCTCCGTTCCTTCCTCGATGACGATATCATCGATGCCGGTGATGGACTTGATCTTCTCCCTGTCGTCAAGGCCCTTGAATACGAACTGCGACCCGTTGATCAGACTGATAGTCATGTCCGTCTTGTTTACCGACTTCACGACAGGGAGGATAGGTGAAAGCTGGTCGAGGAACAAAGCGAATATGCTTTCCCGAATGGTCGCGGCCACCTTGCGGACCACCAGCACCCGGCGCCTGGAACGCAGTGCCTTGACGATCATCTTCTGCACCACGAAGTGACTCTTGCCGCTGCCCGCGCCGCCGTACTCCACGTTGATGCGTTTGCTGTAGTCGAGCAGCCGGGGACGGAAGGCCGGATTTACTGCCTGCTCAATCCCCCTTATCGTTATCGCTATCGGCTCCACCACCAAAGTCCAGTACGATATCCGTCGTCACATCTATGCGGTCGGTCAGCAGGCCATAGCGCTTGGCCAATAGCTCGGCCGCCTTGTTGCGGTCGCGCACCCCCGCGCGCTTACGCAAGACCCTGCCGCAGGAGCCGCCGCCTCCGTCGCCCTCGACTACAACGACATCTTCGTACGTTTCCTCCCGCATGACCGCCGTAAGGTATTTGAGCACTTCGTCCTGCTTTGCGATAAGCTCGTCTTCCTTCGCCTTCATGCGTTCCTGGATGAAAGCTTGTATCTTGGGAATCTTGAGATTGTCGCAGCCGGTGCGGTATGCTGTCCGGGGACTGTATCCGGCGCGTATGGCCGCCTGCGTGGCATTAAGGTCCACCAGGTATTCATCGCAGAACAGCTTCTGCTTTGGTGTCAGTTTGGTCCTGGCCACGCTGATCACCTCCGTGCGCTGTATCGGCAGCGGCTAAGGGAACACGCGCGACGATACGGATGCCAATAGCTGCACTCTTTACACATCTTTGGCGCCCGTATGAACCGGATAATGTGTTTGGCCACGCATGCTCACCTCCTGCATTTATAAATTTATGGTAATGGAGTATAATGGGGAGCTGATGCCCGGCAAAAATCGTCTGGGAAGCAGACGTCACCCAAAGTCGCGTCTACGGCCTCGAAGGTTCTTCAGGATGGTCGCTGCAGCAAGAATGCAAAATCAACAGCGGGAAGCGCTTTAGCGCAGGCCCCGCCGAAAAAAAAAGTCCTAGCAGAAAAAAATACAGAGCCTGACCCGCTCTGTATTTTTATTTGCCTCTGAACATCTCAGGGTTATCTTTAATGACCTGGTACAGATTCTCCGATAGAGCCGTGACAAGCCCCTCATCGCCCCGTTGTTTCTCCCGACCGCACAGATATAAAATCCCATGGATAATCTCGTGGAGCAGCGACACGGCTTTGTTCTCCTCGGACTGCTTGTCGTAGATATAAATCCTGCCTTGCTCGTACTGAATCTCGCCATACAGGTCGCCACCATTATCAGCGATGCGGTGCTCCCCCTGCTCGATCCTGTACTCCCGCCAGCCGATTTTCACTTTGGCAGGTATCTTCATAGCGCCTCCAAAGCAAAAGCCCCTGGGGCCGGCGCTCCGCTGATTGGGCGAAGGCTTACTGCCAAGGGCTCGATTATCTATTGCCTGGCCGTCCCGTAAGACCGCCGGCGAGTATTTTTCACGGTACCAGTTTATCAGATTTGGGGTGATTATAGGTGATTAACTTTTTGGCCTTA